TAATGCCGACAGGCAAGAGTGGATGGACCGTCAAAAGGACTACTTACAGACTTGGGACGAGTTTCTCGTCTCTACCGACAATGGGCCCTATGAAGGAAGTTCTTCCTTGCATCTCCCTATGCCTTTGGTGGTTGCAAAAACTTTGCACGCCCGCTTCCTTCAGGCCCTTGTTGGGTTTGAGCCCTTCTTTCAAGCTAGATCCAGAACATCCGCCCTTGTTGAGAAACAAGATCTTATTGAGGATGTAATGATGTATTACCTAAAAGATAAGGCAAACTACGACCAGGGAGCAGTAGCCGCTATCGATAAATGGGTGTGGGATTGGATTACCATCGGCTCCGGCGTCCTAAAGCTTCGCTGGGATGTTAGCCTTGAAAAATACAAGGATATTGAAGAGAGCTTTGAAGTCGACATGGTTCAAGAAGTCGACGATGAAGGCAACATCGTAGAGATACCTAAGATACAGCGTTTCGAAGAGCCCATAGATAGAATCGAGAAGACCTTTGAGGGCCCAGTCTTTGAAACTATTAATTTCGAAGATATCTGCATAGTTAAAGGCGATGGCTGCCCCCAGAGAGCAGATTTCGTTATTGAGCGGACTTTTCTTACCGCTTCCGAGTTGTGGACACTAGTTGACCGTAAAGTGTTCAACAAAAAATCAGTGGAGAAAGTAATCCAAGGCGGGAACGACTATTACCAAGGTTCCATCAACCAAGATGTTAAAAGCATGCGGTCTCAAAACTCCGGAGAAGACAATCTCACCAATGAGACTGAAATTGATCGTTATGAGTTTCTAGAGTCCTACATCAACATGGACGTTGACGGGTCTGGCGTTAATTCCAAGGTAGTTGCTTGGACCCATGTCCGATCCAAAGAAATTTGCGGGGCTAACTACCTACGCCGAATGCACCAGTCCGGTAAGGTTCCTTACTTTAAGGCTGATTATCATTTGCGACGTAACCAAGAGCACGGTATCGGGATTATTGAGATGATGTACCCCCTCTCTGTTGAGATGGATGCAATGCATAATATGCGAATCGATTTCGGTATCCTTTCAACCATGCCATTTGGGTTTTATCGACCAACTAGCTCAATGGAGCCGGAGAAGTTAAACCTAGAGCCAGGTGCATTGATTCCTGTTGATAACCCCCAGACCGATATCGTGTTTCCTAACCTAGGGAACCGAACATCTTTTGGAATGCAAGAAGAGCAATCTATCATGAACATGCTAGAGCGCCTCTCAGGCGTCAATGAGATGACAATGGGTATGATGGGCCAACAAGGGGCCGCAAGAACCGCTACGGGAGCCCAGGCTCTTGTAAACGAATCTTCAGCCAACCTTGACGTCCATTTGCGACGTTTAAATATTGCTTGGAAAGACGTTTTGAAGTTTCTTTTCACAATGCTTCAGCAGCGTATGCCTGATGGTCTAGAGTTTAGACTTACCGGGGATGATGGGGCAGATAGATTTCGTAAAGTACAGACCAAAGATGAGATTAAAGGTCACTACGACATTGAGATTGATTCTAACTCTTCTAGTTCTAACAGAATGATTCGAATTCAAAATGCCGATACAGCAGCACAACTTCAGCAGGACCAGCTTGCAGTGCAGCTTGGATTGGTAGGCCCTAGAGAAATATATGAGGCTAAAAAGTCTCAGTTAATGGCTAGAGGCATTAAAGACTTCTATAAATACTTCAAAGAGCCTATAGAGCAACGGATTTTCAGTCCTAAAGAGGTTGTTGATAGATTGTTACGAGGAGTGGAGACCCCTGTTACCATGCAAGATGACCATGAGGGTATTATTAAATACATTGACTTCCTTCTGAATGATGATAAGACTATGGGCCAATTTACCGAGCAAGATGCTATTTCATTATCAGCTAGGTTTCAACAACAGCAGCAGATGCTTCAAGCCCTTGATCAAATGGCAGCCCAGCAACGTAATACAGCACAGATGCAGCAAAATCAGGCCCAAGGTCAAGACCAGACCCTTCCAATGGGAGAGGGATCGGGAGCACCAGAAGGTGAGATGTCCTAATGAAGCGTGTAAACCTCTCAGATGAGGAGCGAGACTTTATAAGGACTATTTTTGAAGCTGATATGTATAAGGCCCTCCCAAAGGTACTAGAATCCTTTGTAGAGGACCTAGTAGAGGACTTGTTACGCTACAACGTCCAAATAGGCTCTGATAGAGATTTAGCATACAAAAAAGCCCATATAGATGGAGCAAAAGCCCTCATAGGAATCCTTGCTAACTATCGAAAATCATTGGTAAAATCCTAAAAAACCTAATAAAATCAAGCCCTATGTTATAATTAAATCAACGTCTGGCCTCGTTACCGGCCCAGAAGCATTGTGCAGCTGAAATAATTAGGATTCGCAATCCAGCGTTAAAGGAGAACATCAATGTCTGACAATGACAATACCGAGGAACAAGAAGACCTCAATACTTACCCCCAATCCGATTCAGATGATTCGGAAGAACAAGAATCCCCCGAGCAGGTCAGGATTCAAAACATCCAAAAAGAGTTTGAGCGAAAACTCAAAACCAGTACTGATACAACTAACCGACAGTTAGAAACTCTAGCACAGTCCCAAGCGGAGCTTTTGAGGCAATTACAAGGCTTTCAGAATAGCGTACAGTCTGAGGCTTCGGATACTGAACTTGAAGATTTAATGTATAGCGACCCTAAGGCCTATGCAACTAGACTTAAAGATCAAGCTAAAAATGAGGCTTTAAGAGAATTTCAACAAACTACGCAAGCAGCGACTGCCAAAACCCAAGCTCTTCAAGGGGCTATAAATGACGCAATTTCCCAATTTCCAGAACTAAGCAAGACCGAGCACCCAATGACTCAGAGAGTTTATGATATCGTAGGCTCCGATGCTAGCAAAATCGACCCCCGAGACTTAAAACTAGCTATTCTTCAGGTCGCTACCGATATGAATATAGCCCCTATTAGCAAAAGGACTAAAAAAATGAGTGATGACGACTTTACTGGCCTCTCTTCAAAAGGCCAAAAATCAAAAGCAACCAAAAGAGCGGGCGCCAACATCCCTGAAGGCACTAAAGCTTGGGCTATTGCCCTTGGACTTGATCTTAGAGATCCAGTTGTCCAAAAACGTCTAGAAGCACGTTCTAAGCGTGATTGGATGACACCAAAGTCAATTAACCGCGATTTAAACGAAGATTTGGAGAAATAAGATGGACAATGATAAAAAAGGTATAAAAGACGGAAAAAAAGAGATTTCTGAGAAGATTGACATAAAAGAGTTTCTAGAAGTTCAACGAGAAGACGCAGGCCTATTGATGATCCCTGCTGCCCCCAAAGCCTTTGCCGAAAAGCACGGCCTCAAGTTGTGCTGGAGAAGCTTTCAGGTAGTATCCTCAACAGGCGGTTATGATCCAGACGGTTGGGTCCTATTCAAACGAGAGCTGTTGACAAAAGACCCTGAATTTCAAAAGTCTGCTACAATGGATAGAGTTGAGTTTGAGTTTGGAGGAAGCTCCAGCCCAGTTTACCAACGCGGAGATTTAATTCTTTGCTATATGATTGGAACACACTGGGAAAAAGCAAGGGCTGTTGAATCCAGAACTGCAGTAAGAGCTTCTGTAAACTCGAAATCAGCGGCAGAACTCCAGCAAAAAGTTGGAACTGTTATAAAAATAACTAATATCGATTAAGGAGTTTTAAATGGCTAATACAGATCGTCCTAACGGACTTGAGCCCATTGGAAAGCCAGACCGAGCAAACATATACACAGCAGCAGGCGCTATCTACCCAGGTGACCCTGTGCGATTAACCGCAGCTGGAAAAGTAGAACGAGCACCCGCTAGTTCCGCTTTGTGTGGAGCTGCTTTAGGTTTGGCAAAATTAGACGGAGACCAAATTTTGGTGGCGGATTGCGTCAACCAGTATTTCAAAATCCAAGCTGATGCTGGACAGATTGATGCCCTAGATGACATCAATGCAAATTACAACCTTGCTGATACAAGCTCAGCATTTAACGCAGCTTACCAAGTTTCTCGCGCTGAGCTAGCGTCAAGCACAGGAAGTGCTGCCAGTACCTCCTCTACATTGCCGCTAAAATTGCTCGGGATTTCTAAGGAAGTAAACAACACATTGGGCACTAATGTCAACTGTGTTGTTAAAATTAACAATCATCAACTTGCCGGCGGAACCGGAACACTTGGCGTTTAATAACGCCCAAAGGAGCCACAAATGAGTATTACTCCACTAATTATCCGCTCGCTATATGACGACCATTTTACGAAAGACATGCTTCCAGTATTGGAAGAATTGTTTACTACTTCGTACAAGCGGAAGCCAATGCGACGAGACATTCTTTTCAGGACAGAAGCCCACGATAGAGATATCTGGCAATCATCTGAACTACACGACATGCCTTTAGTATCTGAAATTGCAGAAGGAACTGAATATCCTTTCGGTCGACCTAAGCAGGGTGCTAACAAGACATTGAGCGTTAAAAAGTTCGGTCTTGCTATGAGCATCTCTGAAGAAGCTGTAGAAGACGGTAAGGTTAACCTTATTGCTAATTCAATCCGAAAAATGGGAGATTCTGCAAGAGAAGCCCAAGAGATTGATGCAATGAACGTTTTCAACAACGGATTCACTACTTCACTAACTAACGACGGACTGTCTCTATTTAATACCGCCCATACCCTACCTTCTGGTGGGACTTTCTCTAACCGATCTGCATCACCTGCTGTTTTGAGTGCAACTTCTTTGGAAGCTGCTCTTCAGGCATTTGAAGCGAATTTTGTTGGTGATAGTGGAATTATCAAAGACATCCGACCAAAGTTCTTGGTAACTTCTGAAAAATACAAAAGACTTGCAAAAGAGCTTTTAGGGTCTGAACTTAAGCCACAAGAAGCAACTTTTGGAACTGACGGAATTACAAACATCAACAACTACAACTCTTTTAATGATGAAGGAATCCAAGCGCTTAGCTCGGTTCATTTGACAGCTAAAGATGCTTGGTTCTTAGTAGCGGAAGCTTCTGAAACTGGCCTTGTTATTGTTAGCAGAAAGCCCATTGAAACTAGCGCAGCTGGCCGAGATGTAGGATTTGTTACTGATACAATGGTAATGAAAATTCGTTACCGTGAAGTAGTTGGCGTCACACACCCGTACGCTGTATGGGGTAACGCTGGAGCTTAATTAAAGCTTAAGTCAACATAAAAAGGGGGCTGGGAGCTTTTGTGCCTCAGTCCCTTTTTTTTATTTAAAGGAGAGTTTTATGGCTAACACCAGAGCCGGCAACGTAATTCGATTAGATACTACAGGAACTGTACCAGGCCCAGCAGGCAGGATTAAAGGAATTCTTTATATCGGAGCATCCTCAGCAACCGCAGTTTTAAGATTTGATGGTACTTCCAGTACTATCATCTGGGAAAGAGCCGGCGACGTCGAGGTACTCGATAGTGTTTGCATTCAAGTAGTTGAATCGACTGAAAATCTGTATATTGAGATTGCCAGTGGCGCCGTAGTATATCTTTATACCCTCTAAACCTTAACAGGAAAAGTGTGGTAAAATAGATCATGGCCAACATTAGAAATTCAAATACGATTTATATCGATACCGTAGCAGCCAACGTAACGGCCGCTACTGCGGGTAATTTCGCTATTTCTAATATTAAGGTCAAATACATAGTAATTTCAGTAACCTCAACTACACCAGTTTTTGAATTAAAGGACGTTACAACAGGGGCTATAAAGCTCCGATTAACCTTACAGGCAAGCTCAAATCCCCTTTTACTAGACTTTTCAAGGAACCCACTAGTGTTCCCAAACGGGATTTCACCTAGCAATGTAACAAACGTCCAAGTGACCTTAACGGTCGAAGAGAGCAGGGGATAACATGAGTTTTCAACTAAAGACCTTCAACGATATTATTAACGCCGTTAGGGAAGAATTAGGCATTCAGTCCGCAGATACCCTCTCTATTAACAAGATTAAGCGGCACATTAACCAGATCTATCTAAATGAGATTATCCCCTACCAGCAATGGAAATGGCTCCGAGGAAACATCGGACTTGTCCACGGCCCCGCCTACAGAGCCGGTACAGCCCAAATCACTGAAGGGTCAAGGCTAGTCACCCTCACTATTGCCCCAGCCCAGTCATTAAAAGGCCAACTATTTACTACTGCAACATACTCGGAGCGCTACCGGATTGCAGCCCACCAGGCTAATTCCGCGAACATCATCCTAGAAACAGAGTTTACAGGAGCAACAGCAGCCGCAGTAGCTTACACCATTTGGTCAGAAGCTATAGTCCTCCCCTCAGATTGCCGAGAGACCTTTGAAGTCACCCACGCTTTCCAACGAGAGAACCTCATAGGCTTAGGCCTTCAGAAGTTCCGACAGCAAGTCCAGATGCACCCAAAGGCCGAGTCAAGACCAGCCTGGTACACCACATCAGACTTCGTCAACCCTGACCCATACGCTGAGATCCCAAGTCTCCCAGCACCCACTTTACGGACGTCTAATAGCCTTGTCCGAACCATTACCTTTAACTCCACTATTGAGGCCCTAGTTGCCGTAGGAGATAGAATCAAGGTAAACGGAGCAGGAAACAAAGCCTATAACGGGACTTTTGTTATTTCCGCAGTCGCAGGCTCCACACTGACCTACACAGGCACCCTTAATTTAAATGAGACTAATGTTTCCGATACTGGCATTGTTGTTGAAAAAAAGAGAAACACCTCTACTGAGGAAAAGTATCGAGAACTCCTTATTCACCCAAGTATTACTGACAATAAGGTTACACTTAACATCGATTACATTAAAGAAGTTCAGCCCCTAGACGCGGACGATGACCAGCCCCTTATCCCCCTAGAGGATCGACAAGTGCTTGTATATGGGGCCTTGATGCTTGCCTGGAAGTCCATTGGACGTAACCCAGAGGACTCAGCCTCTAATGCACAGCTCTACGATCGCAAACTTGCAAAAATGCAAGGGAAGCTAGATGATTCTACAGACATGCCTACCCTTAGACCGGGACGGGCTTATCTACAAACTAAAAGAAATTCACAAAGACGCCGAAGAGGCGCATTCTCCGACGGTGACTTTGTTGGCGGTGGTGGTGGCGGAGGGGGCGGAGCCTCGTCTATTACAGGGGAAGCTGGTAAACTAGCTCAATTCTCACCTTCAGACAATACACTAATTGCATCAGATATTATTGAAGCCAATGTGCTTTCAACTATAAACACACAGACGGTTGTTAATAAGTCTTTTGACGCAGATCTTAACATCTTTACTAATTTTGTTCATGGCACCCAGGTGGATAATCCCACGACGGGCGTCCATGGGGTGACTGGCGCTGTTGTTGGTACCACAGATACGCAGACCCTTACCAATAAGACTATTGCCGCTGGTGCGAACACCATTACGGGTTTAACTAATGCAAATATTGATGCAGCTGGATCTATTGATTACTCCAAGCTAAATTTAACTAATTCTATAGTAAATGCGGATGTTGCAGGCGCAGCAGCCATTTCTTACGCGAAGCTGAATTTAACTAATTCTATAGTAAATACGGATGTTGATGGAGCAGCAGCTATTTCTTACGCGAAGCTTAATTTAACTAATTCTATAGTAAATACGGATGTTGATGGAGCA